ATGTTGCTTGATGTTTTCGCAAGATGTGACATCATTGTGTATCCTTTTGGTTGCACGTTACCGAACTGACTTTCAAGCATCTCTTGTGCCGCATATGATGAATCTCTGTGTGTGTCGCGTTTAACCGATATGTTTGCCAACGCTTCGATTTCTTGGTCCGACAAATCAAAATTAAAACCGCGTCCACCCAAAACAATACCAACAGGTTGACCATTCTTGTCAAATTTATTTGTGAACAACTTTCTCCGCTCATCGGGTGAGAGCATAGCAATCTGTTCAGCCAATTTCAATGTGTAGGCTGTTGCCGCGTGTGCTTCACGATTCTCTTTAGAAAAGATGCCGGGATATATTTTTTCGATTGCAGGTTGCAGTGCTTTGTAAATTTGAGTGATTGCGCGCAACGTGTCAACGTGATTACCCAACCGCTCTTCGTGATTTTTCAATTGCACCTCTTCACCGTTTTGAGGTGGCGCGGCTTGTCGAACCTCCATCAATCGCTTTTCAATTATTTCTTGAGCATCTTCACGACCATTCTGGCGCGCAAATTGCAACGCTTGTTTTAACGCGGCTTGGTGATGAGAAGCAAGATACGACGGCGATGGACCGACAATAATTGACGACATCGTGTTCGTATCTTCATCATACATCATACCAACAGGTCCACCGTTGATTACAGCCTCCCGTATCTCTTCATCCAACTGTGCTTTGAGATTAACATCTCCCGATTCCATAGCCTGTTGGTATCTATGGTCGCGTTCTTTAATTGCTTGAATCAATCTTGCACGCGAACGGATGCCTTTGGTTTGCGCTTCGGGCAGTTGATACCTTGAATTAAAATTCAACAATTTATCCATGTGTTCGTCGAAGTCTTCCTGTCGATAAATCGCGTGATGCGTAGGTGCTTCAACACCATGAATGATTTCATTCAGCATGTCGTTTCCTGTTCTTCCATGACCGAGAACATCTTTGTGAAGCCCATTCTTAATCATGTTCAAACGATTCCCTCTGTCGGTGTTCAGCAACGTTTGAAACAATTCAAGACTCGCATCGTCGTGTTCATGCAGTGGATGATGTGCGCCAAGCAAAAGAGCATCAATCAACATCTTGTCCTCATGCGACAAATTGTTTTTGGTGATGCCGAATTGTCGCGCATCGTGATTTTTATGGTCGCCGGGTAGTTGCATTCTGTCAAACAGCATTCTTCTCCCATTCGATTGAGAACCAATTCGCGCTTTGCGCGTCGAATACATCGGAGTCTTCAATGCTGTTTCTGTGTTTTGCAACGGCAAACCGTCAAGGCTAAGGAAGCCCGTNAAGTCCTCCATATCCAATTGAAGAGGGTTGCTGTGTGCCATGTAAAACGAATTCAACCCTTTCGTGGCAGGTGTCATCGGTGACGGCATATCTTTCGTGTATTCGTCTATTCGCGCGTATGGTGATTCCCCTGCTTCCTCTCTCTCGTCTTTTGTGTCGGGGTTGATGTAACGGTCGGCAACTTCTTCACTTACCAAATCTTTTCGCGGAACTTCAAGATTGACAACCTTACCTTCGTCAAAAGCACGCAACTTTTCGTCTTGGTCTTGTGTTTCATATTCCTTCATTGTGCGAACCAAATCAAGACGTATCTGACCATCAACGTCTTTGCTTGGGTCAAATTCGTTGATTTGTTCTTGCGTCTTTGATTTTCCACCACCTTCGCGTTCACCTCTTTTCGGGAACATAAACGCTCTTGTTGGTAAAGGCGCAAAGAACATGTTTGGCATAGCCTCGTGATATGCTGAATTGAAGTCACCCGATTCTCCGTTCGCGTTCCCTCTTCGACTGCCTACGCCTTCCATAACGATACCGAGCGGTGTCTGGCGGATGTCTGGCTCTTTTGTCATATCGAATTCGTCATCAACGTTGTGTGTATGCGTGTAATCCGATACTGTCTGTCGAAGTAAATCAGTGAAGTCCTTATCGCTGTGAGCCTTAACACATCGCTCGATGAGGTCATCCAATTCTTCTTTTTCAAAGAATCCGTTGTTGACTAAATTTTTGATGTCGGGCAGTTCACTCGACATGAAGACCATTGTTCCATAAGGTCCATTGTGAATGTGCGGATAAATCTCATCGTAGTCATCCGCGACAATTTCAGCATCGTGCTTTTGCGCAAATCGCTGTATCTTACTTGTTAAGTCGTAACCATCCAACGCTCCACCAAGCGTTTCTTCTGTCAACGATGACCAACTATTGCCTTGTAATTTTTCGCGAAATTCTTCCTGTCGTTCAGCAATGTTTTTTTCGACTTCGACTTGACCTTGATTGGTGAAGCGGTTTGGTAAAACGTGATTCATACCGTTTCGTTCAGAACCACCCGCGTGTAGTGTGTTCAGCATGTTGTCCATCAAGTAAGCATGATGCGCCATGTATCCACGCGCGTCTGGACCAAGTATCTTCTTAATGACGCGGTCGTCAATCTCTCCATCTTCGTTGACACCACCGCCTGTTTCCATCATCCATCGTTGAATTTGATATATCTCATCAAAAGGAAGCATAGCGATACCAAGACGATAGGCATCATCACCGACACGTCCGAAGTTCGCTTCACCCTCTTTGGGTCTTCTGAACCTATCGCGATAAGTGTCAGCCATTGAGCGCAACTTGTCAACAGGTGATGAATCTTTACCAGAACGTATAGGCGCGCCCTTTTCATCGTAAAGTATTTTCAAAATCTCATCTCGTGGTATGCCTTCGTTTTCCCAAAATTTGACGCGCATGTAATGTTCGTCGATGAACGGATTCTGCGTAACAAACGGATGATTTGGACCGAACTGTTTGTTCTGTGGACTTGTAATGTAGTTGAGGAATTCGTCTTTACCACGTTGGTAAAATTTCATCATTGTCGCGTTGTTACCAATCCAATCACCAAAGTGGTTGTTTGATTTCAATCGAGGGTGCAACTTCTTTGCAGTCTTTACCATCGCGTCGTGCAAACGTTGTGCGTTCTTACCACCGTTACCAAACAGGAACATTGTCAACTGTTGCCACAATGGTTTCTCACCATACGATGTTTCACCTTTTCGCGGTGAACGAAGATTGAGTGCTTTGAATTTTGAGTGTGGACCAACAATGTCTGTGCCGCGCTCTTTCAAGTTCGGAATTGTGTCATCGAATGAAAAGCCAATAGCCATACGCACCATTCTGTCGATTTCATCTTCGTCAGCATACTCCATCGCACGAACCCACCGTTCATCGCTAAACAGTGGTCTTGACACATGGTGTCGTCGAGGTGTGGCTTCTTGTCGTGTAGTCTTGGCCGAGAATATTCTTGACATACCCTGCGCGGTTGGCTTCTTGAGTTCCAATTTAGGCTTGAGAAGATAATCTTCGGCTTCTTTACGAAACATATCTTGCGCAAAGCCATAGTTACGAAGATTATTTGAACTCAACAAAACGTTGACCGCTTCATCACGAGCATCTATTTTGTTGATAAGCGCGTCAGCAAATTCGCTTACAACGCGGCGATGATACTGCAATGCATCTTCGCGCACACTCCTTCACCTCAATAGTAATCGGTGAGGTTGTATGCTCCTTCGGGATTCTTATCAGATGGGTCGCCAGCCTTGTTTTCACGCATTTCAACGACATTCGGGTATCCCGCGTGAGTCTTCAACTTAGGGTTCTTTTCCATCTTAGCACCTGTGTTTTTGACATCCTCAACTTCAATCATTTGTTGATTTGTCCAATAAGTGCCGGGTCGAACCTTGTCAACACCGCGAACGCTTTCAAATGAATCACCTGTCTTTGAACCCAACTTGGCATCAGCCTTTTCCATCAATTCGTTTGCTTTTTTGATGAGTTCGTCAACATCGGGCGCGTGTTGCCCTGCCTCAACTTTCATTGGTTTCATTGGTCAATCCTCCTTCCTTCTGCTTGCGCGGCTGTGTTTGCCATTGCATGAATATCATCCCATGACATATCGTGCCACTCTTCGTTCGACGAAGGCATACTCATACCTGCGTCATCAATTGCGGCGGCGGCTTTGCTGATGACAGCGTCGCGGTCGCCACGAAGTGGGTCGCCCCATACATCTTCGTTCGCAGGTGTGTTTGCACGAACAAACCCTGCGCGCTTAAGTAGTATTTCTGGCGTGTCCATGCTCTTTTGCATAGCGTTGATTTGAGCATCCATTGATTCCATTTTACTGATGAGTGCTTTCATCAGTGTCATAGCATCATTTTCATCTGACAAATTCACACCTGTCCTTGTTTCTTGAAGTGCGCGCCAATTCGGTCAGGACCGATATATCCCATAGGTCGGTCGCCAGACTTCGCGATGACACCTTGAGTGCTGTTAAATTGAGCAACAGGGAAGCCACCTGCAAATCGGTCATTGACGCCGAGAATACGGTCGCCACCTTGTTCAGATTTGTAAATTGCAGTTACGTCATCCGCGAGATAATCACTTGTGGATTGAATACTGCGGAGAAATTGTTCGGCTGAAACGAGGTCATTGTTCGCGAGTGCAACCTTGAATTCTGCAACTGCGGTTTCCAATTTGCGAACCATCGGGTCCATCTTTTGCAATAGGCTCATGCGCTTAACGAGGAAAGCCCACGCCTTTAAGTTATCCCTAAAATCCGCTTTCTTTCTGTTTCGCGGTTGGGTCTTTCGCGGCTTGGACGCTATCGAGTGCTTCCTCAATCGGCGTCTTCTTCGCACCACGTTGATTTTTCTTTGTGGATGGCGCGCCCGATTGATGTGTTTCTGAACTGATAGGTGCGGGTCCGCGGTCGCGCAGTCCTTCACTTTCGCCCAACCCAATTGCTTTTTCCATCATCATAATTTGACCGCCTCCCGGTGGAGGTCCTCCCCCGCCCGGTGGCGAAGCCCCTGCCCCCGGTGGCATCATCGGACCCCCACCCTGCGGAGGTAATCCACCGCCCCCCGGCGGCATAGGTGGAGGCATACCACCCGGAGGCATACCACCCATTGGCATACCACCCGCCGCGCCACCTTGCTGTTGCATCATGGCCTCTTGCGGGTCGGGTTTCTTGTAAACAAAGCGTATGTCGCGACCTGCATCTTCGGTCAATTCGGGTTGGAAACCGAGTTGTTGCATACGCTGTGCGATGTTGACTTCCTGTTCATCGCGTCGAAGTCGTGTGATTTCATCTTCCTCTTCGTTTGGATACAATGTGAGCGACCAATCATAAACGCCCATTTGTTCAAGCAATCGTGGGAATAGTTCGCGAGAATACAATTTTTGACCAGACTCAACGGCTCGATTGGTGACAAGGATTTGCATACCCTCGTTGTTCAAACCGCCCGATTTACCCGCGTCCATCATGAAAACATTTGACACACCATAGAATGCGGCGATACGCATTCGTATCTCATCACGAACTTGCGCGTATTGCATTTCATCGAGGCTATCCATGAAGCGAACGAACTCGACTTTACCACGACCCGATGAAGATTCAACACCAACCTTCGGGATGTAATGTGGGTCACGTTCCATCTTCTCTTCCGCGCCTTTCCAAAACGAAGCGGTGGATTGAATGTTGTCAGTGGTGATAGCGAGAACACCACGAGGAATGCGTCGCTTTTGATATGCGAGGTAAATGTAATTATCCATCGCTGTAAGCGACTGCGCTTGACGCCACATGCTCGCGACAGGTGAACGACCATACAACTTCGATGGGTTGAATTTTGACATATGCAACACTTCACCATCAATGTAGTATTGCGTTTTACCGCTACCCGCTGTATTGATGTAGTGAACGTCTTGTAACGGTAGTGAACAAATCTCACATTTCTTTTTGTCACCGTTGTGTGGATAGGTTTTATCGCGGTGAACGGGACACAGAAGGTATCTTCCTCCGCGCTTCCCTGCTTTGTCAGCAACGATACGCATGAACGTTGGGTCGCCACGAACCAATTCTTTTACGCGGAAGAACTCAATCTCACCGCTGTTTTGGTCGATGAAGTATTCTTTGATGAGTAGGAGAAACGCGTCATCAACAATGTCCAAATCCCATTCAATTTCTTTCATCACTTCGATAAAGGATTGGTCCATGCTGTTGCGTTGTTTCATCAACCATCGCGGATACAAAATCTGGTCAGCGTCAGGGGTTTCAAATTCTTCATTCCCGCAAATACGACACTCTGTTACTGTGTCATGTTGATATTCTTCTTCACAGTTGGTGCATTTCTTATGGAACTTCTTCTCCCAATAATAACCGCGACGAAAAATTTCTTGACACAACGTGTTGATTGTAGTTCGGAGAATGATGGATTCTTGAACAGTCGCGTATAGTGCGGGGATGGATACACCTTGAACGAGAACGGGTTCTTGGATACCCGTCTTCCAAAGAGGCATCTGTGGTTCGGGTGTTGTGCGACGATTGAACGGTTTTGTCAACCGCGATAAAAAACGACCGACTAAGCCTTTTTCTTCTGCCATTAAATCATCTCCACAAGTCGGTTGGCGTCGTCAAGAAGACGAAGGGTTTCACCATCCCGACTAAACAACGCACGAAGTCCAGCCTCATCAATGTTCCACTCCTTGAGCAATTCTTCTCGCTTGTCGGGAACATCTTTCCAATTCAACCATTTCACGATACGATACAACTCGTCGCGACGTGATTTGATAATGTCCGTTTTACGACCGCGCAAATCAAGTAACTCAAGCACTGCACCCGCTTGTCCTTTTTTCATACGAAGATGAGGTCGAATGCCTTTCATCAATTTGCGTAAATCATCTTCGCTGTAAAATTGAAGACGATGTTGCGTGCGACGGCTGTTTTTGTGTATCTTCAAATCGGTCTGTAACACACCACATCCGAGTGCTTTGTGGAGTTGCTCGCAATGCAACTTACCTCGCTCACCCGTAGCGATGAAACCCGCTCTTGGCTCAAGACGTTTTGTGATGGTGATGTATCCGTCAGCATCAAGAAAACCTGCCGCGTAAGCCCACACATCTTTGAAAATAACAGTGTTATTGCGGACAAGACCCCACCCTACACCAACCTTTTCAATATCATATTCAACACCATGCATTTTGAACAGCGCGCTTAATTTAGGAGGGGATGTGTGTTTCGTTCCTTCCATCGAAGCGAAGATTTCATTTGCGGGTAATGGACCACGCTCTTCCAAAATAGCGACAGCCTTTGTTAAAAATATAGCATCTGTTTTTTTGATGTTATCAACAGAGTGAAGTGTGTTGCGCCATTCTTTTTTCGCGTCTTTTTTCAGTTGTTGTGCATCAACCCACATTTGACGTTGGTCGTCGTTGAAGTCACCTTCAACAAGCAACAACTTACTGATGATGTCGTTGGCTTTCTCCCACTGAACACAAGCACGACGGAGTGCGTATTCGCGTGTCGCTCCGTGTTTACGAAGTGCTTGTAAATCACGTTCGCTGATACCCAAGTTGCGAACAGTAGGTTCATGTTTACCAATCCATTCAATGGATTGCAATGTAGCCTCAACCTCTTGTTTCTTTGCAATACGGATAGCGTCTATGGCTTCGTCGATAGCGTCGCGCATACTTTTGTTGACACGTCGTGCCATCCTCAAGTCTTTAACCAAGTCACCCGCGTTACGTCCAAACATTGATTGAAACCAACCACCGTCTGGAAGCGAGCGATTGAGTTGTTGAGCAACTTCACGCGCCATTTCTCTTTTTTCTTTCTCTTCTTCAACTTCGTTAGGACGCGGAGGAACAGGATTGGCGTTGGCTTCACCTTGACCTCGCTGTGCGGGTTGCGGTGCATCACCCATCGTTGCACCTGCAATGTTTGTTTTTAACAAAGGGTTTGAACTGACAATGTCCAACACTTCATTCAAGTCAATTTGTGCCATTCCCCTCCATTCGCGTTCAACGGTTTTCCATGTGCTATCCAACACAACTCACAAAACCCAAACGGTCGCTCTCCTTCTGAATAACATCCACCACAAAACATGAAGTTGTGGCTTCCGAGCATTTAACAATTCCACCTTTTCAACGCCGCGCCTTTCGGGGTCAATTTGCCCTTTTTGGATGTAGGACCTTTAACGCCACCCATCCGCGCACAAAAAGACTTACGGCGTTTAGCCTTCTTAGAACCCGCTTTCAATTTACTTGGTTTGGTGGTCACAGGAGGTTTGAGGTTTGAGCCTTGTTCACGCTTTGCTTTAGCGCGCCCTTTTGCATTCAGTCCACCTTTACGATGATGCTTGTTGGGGTTGTATCCGTGAAATGGCTTACTCTTTTTCTTCGCTTTTAACACCGAACTCGCGATGTCAAACGGTGAACAACATGAACAAAACGACACCTCTTTCGCGATGTCATCGTCTGTCATCATTGCTAACTCTTCGGCTGTTATCGGTTCATCGTGGTAAATGTATTCGTATTCTGTCATTGTATCACCTGCTTTTGAGAATAATCCAAGCATCATCCATCGCTTTAACGATGGTGGGCTTTCCGCCCACACCTTGTTTCTTGGAGCGTTTACGTTTTGTTGCCGCGCGCTTTTGACCCGACGTCATCGAACCGCTTGTCTTTGGCGTCTTACTTGACACCTTGACGGATGGGCGACACTTCGGGTAGCCCTTTGAAGAAGTCTTGGCTTTGCTTCGACCACACGGAGGATGTTTACCATCCTTACCTGTGCGCGAAACATCAACCCACTTTTCCTTGAACCAACGGTTCAAGTTCTTCTCAACCGTCATTTTTTCGCCCACGCATCACAAGTATAATCTTCGTGGCAATTAAAATCATACCACTTACAGTAGCCCGTTTTCGGGTCTTCTGTCGCTGAATCGTCCCACGCCTTACAGTTACCACAGGTCTTTGAGTCTGTGGCTTTGCGATAATTCGGCGCGTCTTTCTTGGCTTTCATCAAAGCCCACGCATCTTCAAGAACTTTCATCTCTTCACCTGTTCGGATGTCGGGATGCCTCATATCTGCATAACTCGGTGGAGGGTTGCCTTGCGTATCTTGTTCGCGAGAAATATGGTCATCCTTGAAAGCGAAGTGATAGTGGGGGTCTTGTTTAGGCATGTTAGGGCGATTAGCAATGCGCGCAATTTTACCTTCAAGAGAATCTTCCGGAGGGTTGGGGTCAACCCTTGTGATTTCGGGTCGCGTCGCAAAAACTTCACCTACTGTATCGACCTGCCTGTCGTCTAACAAACGTCTTCCCTGCGGACGCCCTTCTGATGACTCCATCATCGCTTCGGGAGTGTTTGCGGGACACCATTCATTTGAACATCCGATTGCCAAATCTTCTCTATGCACTTTATGTCCACCGCATCCGAATCTGCATTTGCCACCAATGTCTATGTTACGCAACTCACTCTTAGGCGCGATAGGGTTGCCTTCCATATCAAATTCAATGGGAACGTGATGAACGGCATGTTCGGGGTTTTTCACCTTATCATAGGCTTCATCTTTGATGATTCGCCACGCGTTGTCGAAAGGGTTCATTTCTTCTTCCCTCCCTTCTTCTTACCGCGGAACTTACCGCGACAGTATTGAACGGCCCAACCATTCGCGTATGCTGATGGATACACCTTGAATTTGCGCTTCGCCGCCGCTTTACCTGCGGGGCATAATTTCTTCTCAAGATAACCAAACGCCGCTTCTGTTCCTACGCATAAATCGCAATCACACGTCAATCTAACAACCCCGCCATTATTTCATCCAAGTCCACAATACGCTCACGGAACTCCGTTGTCGCCCAATGAGCCAACGCGAGAGCAATAGCAAAGTCATCGTGCCGACCGATGCTGTCGAGTCGTCCTTTTTTGCTCATACCGAACATCAGCAATTCGCGCTCAAGTTCAGACATGAGTGTGCGAGAACGGTCGTCGCCCCACGGTAGTCGTATTTGCTCTTTCTCAAAGCGTAACACCAACCCCATGAGTAGTGACTCACGTCGTTGACGTGTGGAAATGAATGTCTTAATTGGAAGGTCTGTATCTGCGCGCAGTTCTGTTGCGAAGACACGTTGAAAGTTGTTGGCTTCAAGTTCGATAACATCGGGATTGAACTTTGCATTCAGTCGTTGTATCTCCATGATTTGTGTGCGGAAGTCCATGTTTTTACGACGAACCGCGTGAACCAACTCAAGCAATTCGGGATTGGTTGATGGGCGTCGAAGAACAACCATGACTGTATAATCAGCCGCGCGGTCTGATGAAATCGCAGGGTCCCACCCGATGAAGTATTGGTCATCGGGGTCGCCTACTTCGCGCTCAATAATTCTAAGCGACGAGTCTTTTGCGGCTTGAAGAATGGTTGATGGGAACAGACTGCTGACGTCGTCCATCGGTTCGCATAGGTATTCACGAGCGAAAGCAATCGCGGGCATATCGTTTCGACGTGCATCAAGCGATTCCAAATCCCATCGTTCAGGCCATAGTGCTTCACCTTTGGTGTTGATAGCGGGATAGGTTTCAACAAGATACCCGTCGCGACTCTCCAACTCTGTGTAAAGGTCAGTCGGTGTAAACGGTGTTCCAACAATCATCAACTTTGATGTGTGGTGAAGTGTTGGCACAAGAACTTCATAGAACCATGAAGCGACGCGAGCGAGTTCTGTATCGGTTGTTCCCCACAGAATGTCGTCACACAGAATGAGGTCGGGGTGAATACCACGAATAGCACCACCGACTGACTTTGCGCTAATGTTTGAACCGTTGGTAAAACCAAAGAATGTTTTTGACCATGAATCAGCCTTCTTCATTTTCGCGAGAAATGGCACACTATCAATCAAATCATTGAGTGTGCGCATGTGGTGGATGGACTGATGAAGGCTGTGTGAAATCAATACGGCTTTGGTCTTAGGGTTAAACGCTGTC